AGGTCACGTTAAAGACACTATGTTAGAAAAGAATGGTTCAACTTTTTCAGTAAAAGAACTAGATCTAACTGGGAAATTGAAACGTATAACTACCTCAAACTCAGATGCTATTGCTTATCTTTATAGAAAAGGTGATACAAATGTATTGAGTTTTTATACATCAGATGATGTTGGTTGTGGAGCAAGACCAGAGCATTTACGTAATCAAGAAATTGTTATTTCTGAAGTAAATGATAAAGGTGAGTACATTACTCATTGGGATAAAATATTTGTAGATTAATAAAAAATAAAACAATGAAAAATTTAAAATTAATGATGATGACTCTAATGATGAGTTTGGTTTTTATTTCTTGTGATAAAGATAAAAACTGTAATTGTGGGGTCATAACTAATGATGATATAGAAACATCAAATGGTGAATTATACTACACATTGACAATTAAAAATGATTGTTCCGGTAATAGTCAAAAATTTTATTTTGATTATAATACCTGGTTAAATGCTCCAGTAGGACAAAATTTTTGTGTGACTAATGTTTCAACTTGGATGCCTATTGGTCAAATAGAAGTTATAAAAGTAGAGAATAAAGAAGCAATTTAATTAAAAACAAATAAAAACAAACAATTATGGCATTAAGCACAGAAAATTTAGTAGACAGTAACGGTGGTGGTTTAAGTAAAACAATTAAACCGGGAAATATTACTGCTAAAATCAATGACATTCAACTAGAAGACTTTAAATTTATTGAAGGAGCTGTTCACGTAGTATTAAATCTAGAAACAGAACCTATTGAAGGTTTTGAAGGATTTTTTATTGATAAGGACAATCCGGATTTAGGTCATTACCAAGGTCAAATTGGTAAAGTTCAAGCATCTCAATATGCTTTTGCAGATGGTACTACTAAATCAGGTATTAAAATTGAAAGAGATAAAAACGTATTAATTTTTCTTAAGAAAGTATCTGCTGCTTTAGGAAAAGATGAATGGTTTCTATCTCAAAACAACAAGCATAACACTATCCATGAATTTATTGATGCTTTTAATAGAGATAAAGTATCTAAAGATATCTTTTTAGATTTTTGTATTGCTGGTAAAGAATATGAGAACAAAAATGGTTATACAGCACACAACCTGTTCTTACCTAAAAATAATCCGGGAACATATGTTTTTGGAGAAGCAAATTCTTCTAAAGTAATGACATTTAATGAAAATGATCATATTATTAAAATGGCTAAGCCAGTAGCGACACCAGTAGAAAGCTTTGGTGATGATACTAGTTTACCAGGTTCTGATTTTGATCTAGATGATCTTCCTTACTAAGATATTTATTTGCTAATATCAACAGGAGGGTTATCTTTGTAACCCTCCTTTTTTATTAAACATATGATATCAATAGAAAACTTAATAGAATACATACATATACCGGATGAATGGATATTTGAAAAATATCTTAACTTACCACAGTTAAACGGTCAGGATATTAAAATGAAATCAGTATTTAACAGTGGAGATAATGATCCTAGCATGTTTATATACTATGATACAGGTAAAGGTACCTATAGATTTAAAGATTTTAGTTCCGGGCACGGAGGTAATGGCATCCGTTTAGTAAGTTTACTAGAAAGTATTACTTATCCGGAAGCCTATGAAAAAGTATATAATGATTATATAAACTCTCCTGAAACAATAAAAGCTGAAATTATACCTGAAGAAAAATACAAAGTAAGTGATTATGAAATCAGATCTTGGAATCAACTGGATTCAGATTATTGGACAGCTTTTAAAATAAACTCTAAAAGTTTAGAAACTTATGAAGTTTATCCTTTAGAGTTTTACACAATGTCTAAACCAAATCTTGATGGTACAGTGTCATCATTTACAGTAAGAAAAGATTATATCTATGGCTATTTCAACAAGTTAGGAGAATTGATAAAAATTTACCAACCTAAAAATTTAGACAAAAAGTTTTTGAAAGTAAAGAATTATTTACAAGGGTGGGATCAGTTAGAGTATAAAGTTGACAATCTTATACTAGTTTCTAGTTTAAAAGATCTATTAAGTTTTAAATCTTTAGGGTTTTCAAATTTTGAAAGTTTAGCTCCTGATAGTGAAAACTCAATTATTCCTTTACATATAATAAGCAATCTTAAAACTAAATACAAAAGAATCTTTGTATTATTTGATAATGATACTGCTGGAAAAATTGCTTCAGAAAAATACAACACTTATTATGACACTATAACATTAGAGCTGGAGTTATCTAAAGATTTATCAGACTCAGTAAGAGACCATGGTCAATTAGCAGTAAAAAATGAACTTATTAAACAATTAAAAGAAATGAGCAACGTAAATCATCCTGAACATTACGGGGGAGAGACAAATCCTTATGAAGCCATAAAAGTTATTGAGGCTTGGGACTTAGGTTTTTGTCTTGGTAACGTAGTAAAATACATTTCCAGAGCTGGAAAAAAAGATCCTGATAAACATATACAAGATCTTGAAAAAGCTTTATGGTATTTACAAAGAGAAATTGACATACAAAAACAGAAAACATGATTAAAGCTTCAGATTATTTAAAAGATTTTATACTTGAACCAAATTTTGAAGAAATTGAAGAATTGATTAAAAAGGTTCAATATGACGCAATTACTGAAACAATAAGTACATGTGTTAAAAAAGGTAAAGGTTATTTACAGATTAATGGGGTACCTTCAGTATCTCAAGGTGCTTTACTTGATGTTGAAAATAAATTAAAAAAGGAAATTTATGAAAGTTAATCTAGAAAAACATATTTGGGAAGGATGGACAGCTGGTATGTTTATTAATGAACTAGAACCAGTTATGGACATGATCATGAATAAACAGTCTTGGCAAGCACCTTTTACTTCAAAAGAAGAAGTTAAGAAATGGTGTATGGACAATCAGTCTGGTTACAAAAAGTATATCCCGGATGTTGTAAACTATTTTGTAAAAAAATATAATATATGAAAGAATACATAGGAGTAGACATAGGTAAAAGCGGAGGCATAGCTATTTTAAATAATGGTCATGTTGTTTTACATAAAATGCCTACAATAGGTAATTCTATTGATATAAAAGAATTAGCTAAGTTAATTAACCATCTTAATTCTATAGTGGTTTTTGAAAAGTTAAATTCTATATATGGTACTACTAAACATACTGCATTTTCAATGGGTCATCAAGTAGGTATATTAGAAACTATTTGTACTTTAAATCAAATACCGTTTATAGAAGTTGCTGCAAAAACTTGGCAAAAAGAAATGTTCCAGGGTGTTTCCGAAGTAACAAGAAAAGATGGTAAAAGAGACACTAAAGCTATGGCTGAAATAGCTGCTATCAGACTCTTTCCTAATGTATCTTTTAGAACAACTTCAAGACAAACTACAAACCAAGATGGTGTAATAGATGCTTTATTAATTGCAGAATATGCTAAAAGAAAAAACCTATAAATTTTCCGAAAAGAGTTCGGCAAATATTAGCACTTAAATACTTAATTATTAGTTATTTACGTAAAAAAGTATTGCTTTTTACTATTAGAAACAAAATTCATAAATAAATGTCTTTAGTAAACACAAAACGCAAAAATTTAATTATTAGACCTAGCGGTAGATCAACTGATTTTTTAACTCCTACTATAATAATGGGTTGCGGTTTTCAATGCTCTTATTGTTATTGTAAAAGATATAAAACAGAAGGTGTAGATGTAGCAACTAATATTAATGATATACTTACAGAAATTGATCATCATGTATGGTTTGCTGATGTAGAAAAACCTAATCAAACTCATCCTGAGTTTATAAGTTATGATTTAGGTTGTAATTCAGATATGGCTTTACATGCTAAACATTATGATTGGCGTAAAGTATTTGACTTTTTTAAGAATCATCCTAAAGCTATGGGATCCTTTGCTACTAAATATGTAAATGAAGATTTATTAACTTATAATCCGGAAGGTAAAATCAGAATAAGATTCAGTCTTATGCCTGAGAAATATGCTAATAAACTTGAACCTAACACAACTTCAATAGATCTTAGAATAAAAAATATAGATAGGTTTATTAAAGCAGGATATGATGTTCACATAAATTTTTCTCCCGTAATTGTAGAAAAAGATTGGCTTATAGAATATGGTGAGTTATTTAGAAAAGTTCAAGGTGGTGTGGAATACAAAGACAAAGTAAAAGCTGAAGTAATATTTCTTACTCATAATGAAGGAAAACATCAGTATAATTTGCATAACAGTTTATTTGGAGAAGAACTACTTTGGAAACCTGAAATTCAAGAAAATAAAACATCACAGTACGGTGGGAATAATATAAGGTATAAACATGATCTAAAATCTCAATACATAAAACAATGGGTTGAATTACATGATAGCATTATACCTTGGAATACAATTAGATACATATTTTAATAACAAAAATTTATGAGTTTACAAAATAGAGAAGAACTCTTAAGTAAAGCTTGTAAAGAATTAATGTTCCGGGAAATGTATTGGGGCTTCTTTATACTTATGATGAATAAAGTATGGAGAAAAGACTTACCAACAGCTGGAGTAAGTAAGAATGGAATAAACTTTCAACTTGCTATTAATGAAGAATTCTTTACAAATTTACCCAAACTTCATAGAGAAGGTTTAATTCAACATGAAGCAATGCATATAGCATATAATCACTTAACTCAATGGTTTAATTTTAAAGATAAGAAAATAGCTAACATAGCTATGGACTTAGTAATTAACCAAACTATTAGTGATGATTATTTGCCAGAAGGAGGAATGAAGCTTGAGCTTTTTCCTGAACTAAATTTAGAGCCTAATAAAAGTACTCATTATTACTATGAGAAACTTATGCAAGCTCAAGATCAAAAAGAACAAACAGGTTCTTCCGGATCTCAAGCATTAGATTCTTTATTAGATCAAATAGAAGGTAGTCAACCAGGTAATGGTGATCCTCAATTACCTGATCATAGTACTTGGGGAGAGTTTGAAGGATTATCTGAATCTGAAGAAAGAGTAATGAAAGCTCAGTTAGACAGAGTATTAGAACAAGCTGCTGAGATGACTGAAAAGAAAAGAGGTACTGTGCCTGGAAATATTAAAGATTATCTTATAGCTCTTAAACAAATAGAACCACCTAAATTTGATTGGAAAGGTTATCTAAGATTATTTATAGGTACTTCTGCTAAGGTCTATATAAAGAAATCTAGAAGAAAAGAAAACATTAAGTTTCCAGATGCTGCAGGTATTAAAATTAAAAGAAAACAAAATCTTTTATTAGGTATAGACGTTTCTGGTTCAGTATCTGACTCAGAATTAGAAGAATTCATGAATGAAATATATCATATTTGGAAAACAGGTGTAGATGTAACTATTATCCAATGTGATACCCATATCAGAAGTATTGATGAATACAAAGGTACTTTTGAAATGAAGTTTCATGGTAGAGGAGGTACGAGATTTTGCCCGGTTTTGGAGTACTTTAATGAGAATAGAAATAAGTACAACAGTTTAATCTATTTTACTGACGGAGAATGTAGCACCGAAATAAAACCGAGAAACCCTGTATTATGGGTACTATCAGAAAGATCAGAAATTAATAACGACCTTCCAGGAAAGGTTATCAGACTAGAGTTATGAAACAAATTGAATTAAACGCTAAAGAATTAAAAGGTATATTAACACACTTGATTAAAAATAATCAAGTTATCCAGATGGAAAACAAGAACCCTATTGCTATTAACGTAGAGGGTGAGTCCGGTATCGGCAAGACCTCAGCTATTATAGAATTAGCTAAAGAATTAGATATGCATTTTATTAAGCTAAATTTAGCTGAATTAGAAGAAGTTGGTGAGCTTTCAGGTTTCCCATTAAAAGAATATCAAGTTGTAAAAGGTGATGTAGAAAAGTGGGTTCCGGAAAACATGATATCTATGTACGTTAAATCTCAGTACACACCATCAGGTAAACACAGAATGTCCTATGCTAAACCAGAGTGGATTTCAGATGTAGATAAACCTGTAATATTGTTTTTGGATGACTTTAGTCGTGCTAATCCAATGTTTATGCAGGCTATTATGGAATTGTGTGACAGACAGCAATTTGTATCATGGGCTTTACCTAAAGGTAGTACTGTAATCTTAAGTTCAAACCCTGACAACGGTAATTACAATGTGACTACACTAGACACAGCCCAAAAAACAAGATTTATAAATATCAATATGAAATTTGATATTGATGTGTGGGCACAATGGGCAGAGAAAGATAAGCTAGATACTCGTGCAATCAACTTTTTATTGTTTAATCCTGAATTGATAACTGAAAGATACAATGCTCGTGCATTTGTTACTTTCTTTAATGCTATTGCTACTATAGAAGATTTTGAAAAGAATCTACCTATGATTCAAATGTTAGGTGAAGGAGCAATAGGTCCAGAAGCTAGTACATTGTTTACTGCATTTATCAATAATAAGTTAGATAAGATTGTTTCTCCAAAAGATTTAATTACACATACTAATGAATCTTATGTAATAGGTTTATTAAATGACAGTGTTAATGTAGCTGGTAATTTCAGAGCAGATATTAGCAGTGTAATTGCAACTCGTGTAATTAACTTCTGTAGTGCATTAGCAGACAGCAATAAAGTAGATCAAGCAGTGATAAATAGATTAATTAAATTAACTACTGATTGTGAAGGATTTAATGATGATCTTAAATACTACATCATTAAAGAACTAATCGGTAATCACAAGGTTAAATTTGCAAAGCTTTTGAATAATGTTCAAGTAGCTAAAATGGCAATGAAATAATTATTAATGGGGGAGAAATCCCCCTTTATACTTTTAAATTATGATATTAACAAATGTAGCTTTTTTCCGTGGTGATTATTATAACAACAGTCTTGTA